TCTGGTACAACAGGTGAAATTAGAGCAACTAATGATGTAACTGCTTTTTATTCTTCAGATGTTGCACTTAAAGAAAATATTGTAAATATTCCAGATCCATTAGAAGCATTAAAAAAATTAAATGGTGTATTGTTCGATTGGAAAAAAGAATACATTGATCAAAGAGGTGGTGAAGATGGCTACTTCGTTAGAAAAAAAGATGTTGGTGTAATTGCTCAAGAAGTAGAAAAAGTTTTACCTGAAGCTGTTGCACAAAGACCTGACGGTATAAAAGCTGTCAAATATGACAGATTAACTTGTTTACTTATCGAGGCGGTAAAAAAACTATCAGCTCAAGTTGAGAGTTTAACTAAAAAGGATAGTTAGTAATGTCAGTCCCTAATACGAACGTTGGATTATCAAGTCTCCAAACTGAGTTCGGGGGTTCTCCTCCGATATCTATTTCTGAATATTATGCTGGTGGAGGTAACGTTCCTCCAGGAACTTCAGGACCTTTTGGGTCAGTTCCATCTTCTGGACAAATCAATATAGGAAATTTTAGAGGTACACAAAACATAGCATATATTACTGCTACTGGTGGAACTGAATATCCTGTCACTGGTGGATACAAATATCATAAATTTACAGGCCCAGGCACATTTACAGTAACACAATTAGGAACACCTGCTCAAAACAATGTTGACATTGTTGTAGCTGCTGGTGGAGGCGGCGGCGGTGGCCGTGGCGCATATGACGGAGCTGGCGGAGGTGGAGCTGGTGGTTATAGACAAATTAACGCTATTCCAGTTTCAGTAACTGGTTATCCAATTTCAATTGGCGGTGGTGGAAGTGGATCTTCAGACCGACAAAAAGGTGGATCAGGAGGATCATCTTCTGCTATGGGTTACACGTCATCAGGCGGTGGCGGTGGTGGATGTGAAGGCCCTACCCCTAGAGATGGAATCCCAGGAGGATCTGGCGGTGGTGGCGGAGGCTACCAAGGTAGAGGAGGATCTGGAATTCCAGGACAAGGTTTCCCAGGCGGTGACGATGGTGGAATAAGATTAGGAACTTCTTATACATGTGCTGGTGGAGGTGGCGGTGGATCTGCTGCTCCTAACCAAGGCTCATCAACAACAATTCAAGATGGTGGAGTAGGAGGACCAGCTCCAGCATTTGCAACAGGTTCATCTTCAGGTCAAGGAGGATACTACTGCGGTGGCGGTGGAGGTGGTGGAGAACCACGAACTAACCCACCAGCACCTGGAGGAACAGGTGGACAAGGCGGTGGTGGACAAGGTTTTTTACAAGGTCTTAACGCTGGTGTTAGTAATACTGGTGGTGGAGGCGGTGGAGCTGGTGGCTCTGACTGGGGATCAGGAAACGGACAAGCAGGAGGATCAGGTATCGTTGTAATTAGATACCAGAAAGCGTAATTATGGCACACTTTGCAAAACTAGATGAAAATAATGTAGTTATTAATGTTGAACATGTTAATGACCAAGATTGTTTAAAAGATGGAGTTGAAGACGAAGCAACAGGTATTGCTCATCAAACAGCAATTACAGGTTATTCTAAATGGAAACAATATTCTTTTAATACGCTTAATAATCAACACACTTTAGGTGGAACTCCATTTAGAGGAAACATGGCAACTATTGGTGGAACATATGATGAAATTAATGATATGTTTTTCCCACCTAGAATTCATCCATCATGGGTAAAAGATGTAGCTAACGCAAAATGGATACCCCCTGTAGCAGAGCCTACAAGTGATGATCCTGAAAAAGGATTAGTTTGGGATGAAACTAATATTAGATGGGTTAGAACTAATATAGCTACTGGAAATTTTGTAGATTACTGGAACCCTAATAATTCTACTTGGAATCCTATTACATAGACTAGACTTTCTTTTAAAAAAATATATACTGCTATAAAAAGTATATAGAAATTATGAAGAAACACATTTTAACACAACAAGAAATATGTTGGGGAGAGATCAATAGTTATCAAACGATTGATTTAGATAAAATAAAAAATCTAATTATAGAAAATAGTGATGTTACAAAGTTAAAAGATTTAACTAATTTATTTAACGATATTAGAATTCCATTAGATCAAAATATTCTTTGGTACAATGATTATATTAGAGATAAATATAAAGCATTTAATATGTTTACTTTAACAGCTGAAGATTGGTATGGACAAATTTTAAAACCAGGAGAAAATTCTTACAAAAGAAATCATGTTAATCCTAACCATACTCATAGATCTCCTGAATTCACTAGTGTTTTAGTGTTACAAGGAGAGGGAATAGCAACCTTAGAATATGATGATAATATTGATAAAGGACGTTTGTGGCATCATCCATTACAAAAACATCATTTTATTGTTTTCAACAGTAGTTTAGATTTTTTTATACATAAAAATAGAGGAGATAAGGACTTAATTTATCTAGTAGTTCATTATAAAAAGTTTTAATGAATTTAAATTATATCTATTATTATTTTACAGGTGTTTTAAAAGACGATTTTATTAATCGTGTAAGAGATATAGCAAGAGCCTCTAACGAACAAAAAGGTTCTATAGGTAGCGAAGAAGCAATGATTAAATCGGGTAAAAAACCGACCACTAAAGATACAACCCGTTTTGAAAAACTAAGAGATTCTAATGTAGCATGGATAGACCAACAATGGTTGTATGATGCCATACATCCTTATGTTCAAGAAGCTAATGAAAAAGCAGGTTGGAATTTTGAGTGGCATTGGACTGAACCTGCTCAATATACAATTTATAGAAAAGGACAACATTATGATTGGCATCAAGATAGTTGGCCTTATGCTTATGAACCAAATAGAGGTACTTTAGCAGGAAAGGTAAGAAAATTATCTGTAACTTGTAATCTAACTGATCCTAAAGAATACACTGGTGGAGAGCTAGAATTCTATCAACCTCAAAATCCAAAATTAAAAAAGAAATTAATTAAATGTAAATAAATATTACCTAAAGGATCTATTATTGTATTTCCTTCTTTTATATGGCATAGAGTAACACCTGTGACAAAAGGAAAAAGAACTTCTTTAGTGATGTGGAATTTAGGAAAGCCGTTTGAATGAGTTTTGAAAAAGAAAATTATACTGTTGTTAAAAAAGCAATAACAAAAGAATTAGCTGCTTTTTTATATAATTATTTTACAATAAGAAGAATAGTAACCGATACATATTTTCAATCAGGAATGATTAATAAAGATGAAACTATGTTTGGTACTTACAATGATGAGCAAATAAATAATACATTTTCAATTTATGGGGATATCGCTTTTGATACATTACTTTTAAAATTACAAGATTTAATGCAAGAAACAACTGGATTAAGTTTATACCCTAATTATAGTTACGCAAGATTTTATAAAACAGGTGATGAATTAGAACGACATAAAGATAGATTTAGTTGTGAAATATCAACTACCTTATTTTTAGGAGGAGATAAGTGGCCTATATTTTTAGAGCCTTCTGGTAAGAAAAATAAACCAGGAAAAAAAATAGATTTAGATGTTGGAGATATGTTAATTTATAGAGGTAATATATTAGAACATTGGAGAGATCCATTTAGTGGAGCGCACTGCGCACAAGTATTTTTACATTATACTAATACAAAAACTAAGGGATCTTTAAAAAATATTTATGATGGGAGACCTCATGTAGGAGTACCACGTGATAAATTTAATAGGTAGGTTTAGTAAACATTTAGATCATATGACCTATGCATCTGAAAAACAAAAGGAAGAAGAGTTTTGGAATGTTCAAGGTATATTTAAATCAAGGACTAATCAATTATTAAAATTTGATGTAAGGTCAATGGTACGATATGAAGAAGGTTTAATAAGAGTTTTTTCATTTAAAACTCAAGCAGATAAATTTGCTTTTGAAGCAGAAAGCCAATGGATTATAATTGATGCAGAAGAATTATTAGAATATTTATATAATAATAAATTAGAAACGATTGATATAAAGGAAATACATAAAAAATTAAACTTTAACTGGTACGTAAACCTATGAATGAAATACATGATATATTTACAACTCCAATAAATAAAATTTTACTTGATCAAGATTTAAATAAAATAAGAGCTGTAATAAAAGATATTGAAAGTAAATATCCATCAGAAACTAAAAGTAATATCGGAGGTTATCAAACACCAAATATTGCTTTTAAAAAAATTAAAGAGTTTAAACCTTTAGTTCAAGATATTGAAAATCATGGAAATGCGTACGCATCTAAAATTTTAGGAATAAAAAATAAAGTTAAAATATCTAATATGTGGGGTAATATAAATTATTTTAAAGATTTTAATAAAATGCATACTCACCCTTGGAGTTATGTTTCTGGAGTTTTTTATGTAAAAACACCTAGAGATTGTGGAAATATAAATTTTAGAAGTCTTCAAAGTATTGAGTCTTATATACCTCATGAGGTTAGGGATGTAACTAACTGTTACAATTCAGAAGAATTTGTATTTGAAGTTAAAGAAAATTATTTGTTTTTATTTCCACCTTGGGCACAACATTATGTTACTCCTAACTTTAATAATGAAGAAAGAATTACAATAGCGTTTAATTTAAAATGATTAAGATAAACCCTGTTACAATGTATTATGCTATTGGAACTATCCCTAATTTTAGGAAACATAAATCTATTTTATTAGATTTTTTTGACAAAGCAGAAGGATATCCTTTAGATATAGATTCTCAAGACATATCTAAAACAGATTGGAAGGTTCCAGGAGAAGTTAAAAGAAATTACATGGATTACTTTTTAGAAATTACAGTACCTATTTATAAACAAATAACAGAAGAGTTATCTTATGGAGAATTTAAAATTGATAATGTATGGTTTCAACAATATTATCATAATAAATATCATGAATGGCATATTCACCCTGAAACCCATATGTCTAATATATTATATGTAGAAGTTCCTAAAGGAAGCGAAACTGAAATTTATGATCCAATTAAAAATAAAGTTACTAAAATGAAAGTTAAAGAAGGTGATATATTAGCAATGCCTGCTTATGTATGGCATAGATCACCACCAAATCCTTCTAAAAAAAGAAAATCTGTATTAGTTTTTAATAGCGAAGCCAAAGCAAACTCACCTTTTCAACATAGAGTAAAATGATTAAAAAAGTTAAAAACATATTTAGTTCAGGAACAAACCAAAAAATTTTAAATTATCTTGGTCAGATTCCATATTTTATTGCTACTGATGAATTACCTCAAGGCAGAATTAAAGAAGCTTTTAGAGAAAAAAATAGAGGTTTTAGTAATACTACCTATAATGAAAAAGAGGGTGTAAAATTAGATACCCCTTTAAATTTATATGCTGAAATTGTTTTTGATAGAGTTGTAAATGAGTTAAATATAAAAGAAGCTTCTATATTTAGAATATTTTGGAATATGTATTTTAAAAATTCAGAAACTGCTTGGCATAAAGATGATGAAACTGAAGATCAAAATATGTTTTCAATATTATACTCTATACATAACAATGGTGGAGGTATCTATATTGAAGATAAATTTTATCAAGATGTAGCTGGAGAAGCTAAAGTATTCTCAAGTGGTCTTACACATAAGGGAGGACCTCCAGTAAATGAAAATGCAAGATTTAGTTTAAATATAATGTTTAGGAGGATAAAATGAACTTTATACAAACATACAAAATAGATACTTCTTTATGTAAAAGAATTATTGAACATTTCGAAAACAGTAAAGATGTAGAACACTTGAAAAAGAAACAGGTAGATATGTTTCAAATATTTAGGACTTTAAATGAGCCTTTAATGATGGAGTACTTATTTGAGTTAGATAAATGTATTAAAGATTATAAAACAAAATTTGATTTAGATGATGTTGATGGATACTGGCAAATAAGCGAAAACATTAAAATACAAAAATATAATCCTGGTCAAGTTTATGGTAATTGGCATTGTGAAAGAGGAGAAGGAGATGGTTATTTAAGAAGACTACTAGTTTTTATGACTTATCTAAATGATGTAAAAACTGGGGGAGAAACGGAATGGAAATTTCAAAATTTTAAAACTAAACCTGTCCAAGGATCTACTGTCATATGGCCAGCTGATTTTACTCATAAACATAGAGGCACTCCTTCTAAAGAAACAAAATACATCATTACTGGATGGTTTGATTATCTATGATAGTTCATGATAATTTTTTAGATAAATTTGATTTTGAATCAATAGCTAATACTATTTCTAATAAAGATACTTTTGCTTGGTTTTTATTAAATGGTGTTGTTGATGAAGATGAAAAAGATAAATTTCAATTTACCCATATGTTTCATAATGGAAAAATTAATTCTCCGTTTTTTAGTTTATTAGCTCCTATTTTTTGTAAAATTAAACCAAAAAAACTATTGAGAATTAAAGCTAACTTACAAGCAAGAACTTCTAAAATAATTACCCACAGTTGGCATACCGATTTTCAAGAACAATGCACTACAGGAATATTTTATTTAAATACCTGTAATGGATATACCGAGTTTAAAAAAACAAAGAAAAAAGTCAAAAGTAAAGGTAATAGATTTGTTGAATTTGATTCAGATACTGAACATAGAGGTACTACCTGTACTGATTACAAATATAGAATAGTTATTAATTTTAATTACCTGAAGTAAAATGATTTATGATATATTTAAAATAGGTATATATCGGGTAGAATTAAAAATTGATAATAATCAATTAATAAAATATTCACATGATTTACAAAAGTATAGTAAAGGCGAAGCTGTTACAAACTCTAATAAAGGTGGTTTTCATTCAAAAGATTTAACCACTCATGGAAAATATAATGTTGATTCAAAAATACTAAAAACACTTATTAAAAATATTAACACCCATGTTAATAAGTATGCTAAAGAATTAGGTTATATTAATACTTCTTTAGATAATATATGGTGTAATATTAATTATTACAAAGACTATAACGAGATACATAGTCATCCAGGTGCAAAGATTTCAGGTGTGTATTATGTTAAGACTCCAAAAGATTGTGGAGATATTACTTTTTATTCTCCTTCATTTCGTGAAGTACAGCAAGCAGAATTAGGAGGAAAGAATAATCATTATACATCTCAAACTTGGTGGTTACCAGCAGTTGAAGGTTTATTATATTTATTCCCTAGTTATTTATTGCATACCGTTATGCCTAATTTAAATAAAAACGAAGAAAGAATATCTTATTCTTTTAATTATTAAATGAAAATATTTTTTAAAGAAAACAAAAATTTCTTAACAGATAGAAACAAAATGTTTCTAGAAAATAAATTATTAAATGATAATTTCCCATTCTTTTTTCAATCAAATTCAGTTAGTAAAAACCAAAGAGATTATTTTATGTCTCATATAGTTTTACAAAGGTTAGAACATTCCGAAGACCATAAAAAATCAATTAATACAGATATAGAAACATATAACGAAACAATAGATATACTTAAAAATTTTTGTGATAGTATTAAAGAGAAACCTTATTTTTTTACTAGAATAGCATACAACATGACTTTCAATTGTGGCTTTGACAAATGTGAACCTCATCAAGATCATGGATATGATCACAAACAAATTATTATTTATTTAAATGAATCTCCTGCAAAAACCATTATTTGTGATAATAAAAAAATAGTTAAACAAATTACTCCTAAATTAGGTAAAGGTATTTGCTTTGGTAATTTACCACATTATCAAGAATTCCCTAAATTAGGTGTCAGATTGGTTCTTGTAGCAACATTTATATAATTTAGAACATAGAGGAACTACTTGCACTAATCAAAAATATAGACTAGTTATTAATTTTAACTATTTAAAATAAGCTGTATTTTATACAGTTCTTGTGTATAATTGAGGTATGTTACAAAAAATTCAATTCAAGCCAGGGTTTAATAAACAACAAACCGCTACCGGGGCAGAAGGCCAGTGGGTAGATGGTGATAATGTTAGGTTTAGATATGGTCAACCAGAAAAAATAGGCGGTTGGCAACAATTAGTAAGTGGTACTGTAGCTGGTCCAGTAAGAGCTCAACATACATGGACAGATTTAACAGGTAAAAAATATGCTGCTCTAGGTACTTCTAAGTTATTAGTTATTTATTATGAAGGTACTCTTCACGATATAACCCCAATTGAAGCAGATGTAACTGGTATTACTTTTGATTCAACAACAGGATCAGCAACTGTGACAGTTAACAAAACTGCACATGGTTTCTTAATAGGAGATTATTTTAAATTTAAATCTGGTTCTGTTTCTTTACCTGGTGGTGGTGAAACTGGTTATACTGACAGTGATTTTGAAACTAATGTTTTTGAAGTTAAAACTGTTCCAAATGCAAACACATTTACAATAACAATGCCTTCAAATGAAACTGGAACTGGAATGTCGGCTCAAGGTTCTGCTACTTATAATAAATATATTACTATTGGTCCCGTGTTTCAAACCCCTGCTTATGGTTGGGGAGCAGGTGCATGGGGAGAAGAAGAGTGGGGAACTGAAAGATCAGTTACAAACGTAACCCTAGACCCTGGTTCATGGTCCTTAGATAATTATGGACAGTTACTTGTTGCAACAGTTAGAAATGGTGCAACATATACCTGGAATCCTTCTGCAGGAAGTGGTTTAGGTACAAGAGCAACTGTTGTATCAGGTGCACCAACAAAATCATTAATGAGTCTAGTATCTGATAGAGATAGACATTTATTCTTAATGGGAACTCAAACTGATCTAACAGATTCAAATACACAAAATAAAATGTTTATTAGATTTTCTAATCAAGAAGATATTAATACATGGCAACCAACTGCCACCAATACCGCTGGTACATTTCTCTTGGACCAAGGAAATGAAATTATAACAGCTGTTCAAGGTAAAGATTATGTATTAGTACTTACCGACCAAGCTGCTTATGTAATACAATTCGTAGGACCACCATTTACATTTAGTATTAGACAGGTTGGTTCTAACTGTGGATGTTTAGGTCAACATGCAGCAGTCTATGCGCAAGGTGCAGTTTTTTGGATGGGATTTGGTGGTGGATTCTTTATGTATGATGGTACTGTAAAACAACTACCATCACTAGTAGAAGACTTTGTATTCACAACTCAAGGAGACGCTTTAGGATATAATGCAGGCGCTAATCAAATTGCGTATGCTTATCACAACTCATTGTACAATGAAGTGGGTTGGTTTTATGCGTCAAATGCTTCTAACCAAATTAATAGAAACGTTGTATTTAATTTCTTAGAACAAAGTTGGACAACAGGTTCTTTAGCAAGAACTGCATACTCAGATAATCACACTTATGCATTACCTTATGCTTCACAATTTACAGTTGATGCAACTCCAACTTTTCCAACTATTAATGGTGTAAGCAATAGTTTTGGATCAAGTAAGTTTTGGTCACATGAAACAGGAGTTAATGAAGTAGATACCAATGGAGTAGCGACAGCTATTACTTCTTATATTCAATCTGGTGACTATGATATTGTTAATACTCAAGCTGGAGCTAATATACAAGGTGATGGTGAAAATATTATGCGAGTATCTAGGTTCATACCTGACTTTAAAAATTTATCAGGTAATGCAAAAATTACTATGTTTTTTAGAAACTACCCTGGACAATCAAAACAATCTGATTCAAATGGGCCATTGATTACAGGTCCATTTACATGTAATACAACAACAACTTTTGTAAGTACAAGAGTTAGAGGAAGACAAGTGAGTTTAAAAATTGAAAATGATGCAGTTGATCAGTCTTGGAGATATGGTACTTTAAGATTAGATGTTCAAGCTGGAGGTAGAAGATAATGGCAAAGATAACAGCAATTATACCTGAACCAACTCCTGAATATAGACAAGAT